CGTCCCACAACAATTTTTCACCACCCACAGTGCCGTCTGTCCACCCTAAAGAGTATGTGGCATTTTCTGAGGGGACAATATTACCTTTTACAGTTAATATACCTTGATCTCCAGAGGGAGTTGACGTGTCAATACCAATTTTGTCTCCAGAGAAATGTATTACTTCATTTACTGAACTCCAAGTCTTATAGCTATTACCTAGATTAAAATTTCCGCTGTCTGTAGGAGTAATATCCCCAGAAACTTGAAGAGTGCCGTATTCATGGAGGGCGTTTGTTCCAACCGCAAGTCTTATCTCTTTAAGGTCACCATACATCAGGGGGGTAGAACCAGAAACTACACTCGCCTCACACGAATAATCAATATCAATCGAGTGAATGCCAAGATAGAATTTATAGCTCTCTCCAGTAGGAATATGGCTACCAGCACCGTGACCTATACCAATATTAAAAGATCCGGTTCTTAGTGATTGTAGAGCAAAGGAGCCAATGGCTAAATTGCCCGAGCCAATTACATTTCCAGCTAAACTAGTAAACCCTAAAGCGGTATTATAACTACCGTAAAGGTTACAACCTAAAGAATGCGACCCTATTGCCGTGTTTTGAGCGCCATTATAATTCGCTCCCAAAGAATAGTAGCCAAAAGAGGAGTTGTCTACACTAGTCCTACCGACATACTGAAGCTTGTCAAGTGCTAACTCCCCGGCCTTGGTCGTTCTCGTGTCTGGAGTAGAAAAGTTCGAGCTAACAATTTCATTACCATCTAAAAACAAATGAACTGAGTCTACCAAGTCCGTAAGACCAGTTCTAATGTCTAAAGGGGAAATTAACTGAGTAGAATTATCTTCTAATAGGGTATTTATCTTTGATAGATATTCAGACTTAGATAAAATCATGATTTAGTAGCCTGTCAGATATTATTTGAAGCTAATCTGTAATGTAGACGTGTCAAACTTAACTGTATCACCAGTATAAATAATTCTGGGATTTTCTAGGGCGGCGTGCATAAGAAGGTTTCCCGAGCCAACAGTAGAGTGGTCTGTAATAGCTATCCCAGATACCCACCCCCAATCTATAAGGGCAGCGCTTCCCGTTCCTTCATCGAATAAAAATGAAGAAGCATTTCTTATTATTCCGCTCCCGACAGAAGCGTCTTCACTAGAATATGACCATTTAGCATCACCAAGGGACGCAGGACTGCCCAAACTAATTCTAGCATATCCAGTACCACTTCCATTAATTACAGTTGGTACTTCTGGTATGGTTGAACCAGTATCTGAGTCTTTTGGCACACCAGCACAAAGAGCAATGGAAATATTTGTTGGTTTAGAGAAAGATTCACCCCTAAAGAGATGATGCAGGAGACCTGACTCTAAATAGTCTGATAAAGAAGTCATTTGATGAAAACCTCCTAAAAAGTCCTTGGTTAAACAGAATTTACATTCTATTATACACAAAAAAAGAGCCATTCCCAATATTATGGAAATGACTCTTATTGATGGCATAGTAGGAATCTTAGAAGGAGCCTAAGATAATCCTTCGATTGTCCAGAACACCAAAGCCAAGTTCGGCAAATCCATAGAATCCAACTCGTTGCGACCTATGAAGAGTGGGATCTTCAAAGACCTCAAGCTGCTGCTTCATTGGCATGATGAAACTGTCATTAGCGCCTTGATCGAGACCTACAACCAATTCAAGGTCGGAAGTCTGAACAGCACCGTTCAAACCGTCAGTAAAGAAGGTCTGATATTCCTGCCCCTCTCCAAGCTCGTCCAAATCGTGGAGATTAACACCAAAGATTCTGGTGATAGGAGCGCCGTCCTCACTGGCATTATAGATTTCTGTACGAGTAACATCAGAAACCTGATCCAGACCCCAGTTTCGCACGTCTTCCAGCGCTTCTGGAGATACATAAAGATCGGTCAAACGCCCCCTATTGGCAGATCCAGTGTTACCACCTGCATTACGGCGCATAACAGTCTGCATCAGTGACACGAGACGTTTGGAAAACATGCCAGCAGTAGCATCGCCATCATAGACCAAGATATTGCGGTCTACGCCTGCTGCTAAAATGGTGTGCCATCCATCATCGTTCATCTTCTTGGTAAAACCAGCTTCCAAGACTTGCATGGCACGACCAATAATATCCCAACGAGCTTCACGAGCATAGCGTTGCAAAAAGTCAATGCTAGACGTAATGCTGTAGGTTGGAATCATGACATAATCACTTTCAACCGCACGCTCTGGGACACGACCGTGACCGGGATTGGTGTAAGCAACGTGCTCACCCTCAAGGCCCGGAGAAATGAGATCAAGCGGAAACTCAGTACTAGCCCCCGGCTCGACATTAATAGTCTCAAAAATATTACCAAGAATATTCCCCAAGAGGACACCTTTGCGTAGAGGAAGCTCTAACGCCTTGGCAAATTCTCGCTGCGCAGCTAAAGCGACATTCTGGTCACTATCGCCTGACTTTTTCATAAGTGCGATAAATTCATCGCTGGGTCTTTCTGTATATGACATTATTTTGTCTCCTTTAATTAAGATGTTCAGTTAGGGTGCGACGGGACCGCCACCACCGTGGTTAGGCAAATTCACATACAATTTAGCATAGCCATCAGCGTCTTTGCGAGACATCCAACGACCAACTGCCAAGTTACCAGAGGCAACCGCGTCAGCAGCATTCTCAGCACTAACATTGCCAGCAGTTGTGACATCGGCATAAGCCAACTTACCGGCTTCTGGAGTACCAGTAACATTACTGGTAACTACCCATCCACGAGTTAAAAGAGTAACCTTGCCACCCTTCTGTACCTCATCTTTAAACTGATTAAGGTGCGTTCGGGTGAGGTCTTTATTAACAACGTCATTCAGAAGAATTCCAGCAGGAACATCAGTAACAGCGGCTGTCTGATAGGAAACAAGGTTTTCACCCTGATCCATCGCCGCTCCAGAAGCGCCCGCAAGCGCTGCCGCATCATAACAAGCTACTCCGCCACGAGTTGCTGTAGCATTCATGAAATGACTGATATCAGTTGATTCTTCATATCTATCTGCTTTAAGAGCCATAATTCTATCTCCTCTTATTGTGAAATTTATTTATTTGGAAAGTACGTTCTTTTCAATCCACTCAGCAACACTAGCTCTAGTCGCTTGAACTTCATCATACTCTTCAGTTTCAGTTTCAACCAAGGTGGCTTCAGAAGATTCTACCTCTTCAAACACTTCCGCTGTAACTTCTACCTCTTCAGTTTCTACCTCCTCAGCTTCTGCGTCCTTGTCTTCTTTTTCCTTATCTTTCTTTTTCTTGTCATCTTTCTTCGGCGGCCATAGAGCAATAACGGCCTCAAAAGCTTCATCGTCAAGGGATCTAAAAGCAGAAATTCTTTCTGCCACTTCCTCTTCTGACAGGCCAGCTTCAACCAAAGCAGCTTTTCGCTGTTCCAGTTTTGCTTGAGCCTTCATTTCGTTCATTTCGTTCATAGCTTCTGAAAGCTCAGTTTGTGAAGTAGTAAGAGCGTCTTCCAATTCGGCAACGCGAGCTTGAGTTGACTTAATAGTCTCTTCAAGTTCTGCAATCGTTTCCTTACTCTGTTCCACAGCGACCTCATAAGCTTCCGACTGAGAAGCAAATTCTTTATCTTTAGCTTCTTCAATTTTTGCTTTAATAAGATCGTTTTCAGCTTTCGCTTCAACGAGTTGGGCTTGGACATCTGCCAACTGCTTTTCAAGCAGTGATGTGTCTGACATGTTAATATCTCCTATCGAAAGTTGAGAATTATGTTTTACATTAAATCGTGCTGTGCTTTTACTGTTTAAAATAATACTTCTGGGGTTGGCCGGTTTAGAAACCAGACCCTTACCGGAAAAAGCAATATTGGAAAGCGCACGCCCTATCTTGTGGTCTTCGTATTCTCCAGTACCACCATAAGCACGTAGGTGTTTGGTTAAAAACGATGAATCTTCATCTCTAACTAATATTTTTGCCTCCCCGTTAGGACCAACTAAAGCATAATCAAATCCAGCGAATAAACACTCCATCGAAACAAACCACTTACCATCACCTATTTCAGATATGATTTGTTCCATCCTTTCCTGATTTTCCGAATTGGTCCAACTATTGTATAAAACGGCTTGAGTGATGATGTCAAACTCTTCCGGCATTTCAGCGTCGTCTGCTATAGCCTTGCCGTCTTTGGTCAAAACATAGCTACCGGTAATATGACCGATAATATCATTTTCGTCGTGCATGAAGTTAAATTGCTTATCTTCAGGCGTGTTTCTAGCATCCCACGTAGCTTGGGTCACAAACACGTCGTCGTTTTTATTCCATCCAGTAGAAACTAAAACTGACTCTAAATAATATAAATCTACTTGATCTTTATTCTCTGCTAAAACTCTATCTAATACGTCTTGATTAGTTATTGTGCTCTTGGCCGCCTCAAAGCTACCTTTATGCAAAGTAGCTTCAGAACAATAAGCAATACTAGCCGTACTCTTAACGAGTGGGCCAATGCCATCGGCTATTTCTTTCTCATATATTTTAATCATGATTATCGCCTCAGAACATTATACACAAAAAAACAAAAAAAGTCTAAAAAAGCACTAATTCACCGATCTAGATTATAAAAATACTCCACAAATATACCTATAACCCTCTTTTTATACGTATTTATGGGCATTTCTGCTACTGACACTTTTTCTGATAAAAGTTGTTTTGCAAAGTTTGGGGGCATCTTATTTTTGGATGATATGATCTTAAAGATATCCTCCCCCCCAACCTCTGACATGATATCGACGTTGGTCAAAATATGCAATTTCAATCTCTCAAGATCACAAACCTGAGACTTCGTTAATTGACGCAAATTACTTTTATTATTTATTCCTAAATAAGCTTTGTTTAAAGTTGAAGAAATGCTCTCAAAAGTATCGTTTGCCCAAACCACAAGATCTGCCAGTCCGGGCTTAGATCTAGGAGTTTCCACCCTCTTCTTTCTTGGACCCTCGTCTTTCTTAAGCTTGGGTCTACCATTATCCTTAATCTTGGGGGTTCCCTTCTTGGAATCATCTGTTGATTCTTGATTTTTCTTATTTACCTCTCCCTGTTTTTCTATTTTTTCAATCTCTTGTTTATGATTAGCATTATGATACGGGCTAGCCTTGTCTGGATAAGCGTCGTTACTTCTCTCTTTTTGTTCTCTTTTAAGTCTCATCTTTTCAACCGATGGAATCTCTTTAAATCTCTCAAGGATTGTTTCTTGACTGATTATGTCTCTATCAGCTAATTGAATTAAAAGATTTTTTTCTGCTGACTCATCAGACAGACTCATTTGATCAAAAACAACGTGTGCCGATTTTCTAAAACCCATAGCCTTGCGGACGTGTTCGATTTCTTTTTCCCAGAATTTAGTCAATTGATCTCGACCGTATTGCAACCTCTCGACAAGAGTTTTGAGGGAAATGAAGTTATTAGTAAATCCTCCGCCATTAGTAGCCATTCCAGTAAGTGTCGGAGGGACACCCAGTCCAGCATAAATACTGTTCAGGACAGATTCATATTTTTCAGAACCAAGAAATTTGTATACTTGACTATTAGATTCTGTATAAGAAAGCTCTGGACCCCAAACTAATTCCATAGTGCCGCCGCCAACATTACTAGCCAAAATATTACGCAGCTTATTAATGGCCGCTTTATTTGGTAAAATCTTGTGATCAAGGCTACCAATTGTCCAAAGTCTAATATTGGAAATTGCGCCGTCCAATGCGGATAGATCTGCAAGACGCATTTTTTCTAACATTATAATGTCATCCAGAATGGCGTAAACTAGTGGGTGCGCCCACTGTTGCCAATCATCTTTTTTATAATAGGCTACATGAAGTCTTTCTGGATCTAATTCTACCTTTTTATCACCGTTCTTTATGGCGAGTTTTACGTTTTTAGGCAAAGTTTCTAAAGTTTTTGTAGGAATGGAACCATCCTTGAAATTATCAAAAAAGGTTTTTGCTGTTAACTCATATCTGCTTTTTCCTAAAAAGAGATTAACACTTCCATTTTTCATATCAATACTGAGCGGATTAAAAAAGTTATACCTCCAAGGTATGACGGAATCTTCTATCTTAGGCACTTCTACACGTATATCATTACCCAAAGACTTGATATATTTTTTAACGTTAGGGGTTATGTTAGCATAACTTTTATAGATAAAAACTTGACCAGTTTTGTATAAGTTGTTCAAAAATCTCTCTGACCGTTCTTTTCCTTCAACTTTCTTAAACCACTGTCTCCAGAATTTTTCTACGCTTTTATCCTCATGCACGATGTTTATACCTTGACTGCCAAAATCCCCCATTAAATCAATAACATTTCTGACAATGCCAACCTTATCGTAGGCATCCATACACATCTTTATTACTCTTTTTTGTCGTTGGGGTACTTGCTCCTCTGGTCTGAAGGCATAATAATCACTGTTGGTAAAACTTGGACGCACAGAACGATTTGGTTCCAGATCTAGAAAACTTCTATGAGACCCCTTACATACGCCTTCGTAGGCTTCTATAGATTCTGAAAAATCTTGAAAAGCTTTCGCTTTTCCGTTAAGATCAGATTCGTTCCAAGTTATCATATGATCTTGTGCTCTTTTCTCAGTCATTTCGATTCCTCTGTGATTAATTAGAATACAATCAGAATGTTAAATAATTATACACGAATAAATGGGAAATATCGTATTAGTAGATGTCTTTCATGGAATCTGTAAACCAATTTGGTCCTGAATACAGTTCTCCTCCTGTCTTGTTTTTTTCAACAGTCGCAAACCCACCATAAAATTGATATGTTGCTGGTTCGGGAATTCTCGATAAAATTCTAGCGGCCATATTAGCCATAATCAAAGAAGAATAACG